TTAATGATCTCAGGTGTAATTTTCATTGACGGTTCAGTTTGTAGTGAATTTTTTCTTTAATACTATTATAGTCTGAAGACGTTCCATTTGCACCATCCTCAACAACCATCACCTGATCATATCCAGTCTTCTCGATAATTTTGGTTTTAATTTCTAGTTGCTTCTTTTCTTTTTGAATACGCCTCAAGAATGCGTAGTGAATAATTTGAGTAAAGTAGGCAAAAGGATTAGAAGACTTTGCAGGGTCAAAATTATGAATATACTGAACACAATTTTCGATTCCATCAGAGATCATGTCCTCACGAAACATGTAATTGACGAAATTTGGTTTGTATGACAGGTGCGTGGCAATCTTCAGGAAGCACTCACCAAGATAATTTGTAATCGTTGGTTTTCCTTCCCATTTCTTTGCACGCTCTTCTTTTGGTTGCTCTTTTAGATCTTTTCCAAACTTTTTCTGATAAGAGGTCTCAACCTTTTTTCTGTAAACAACTAGTGCCTCTAGCAGTTCTTTGTTGTTTACATAATGCTCGGATCTTTCTCTTGTCGGCATAACATCTTCTAATCTCTAAATTTATTTGTTTATATTATAACACAAATATTCCGCTTGACACAATCAATTTTCTTGAGTAGAATCACCCTTGTGGTGGTTGTCAGAGACATCTAGCTTATATATTTCTTCTAGTTTAATTCTAGCTTCTGCGACTGTCCCTAAGTAACCCATTTTTTTATCTGGAGTTACTTGCCCGTTCTCATCATCTAGTTCATCGTCATCATCTAGAGTTTCATCTAAGAATTTTTTATAGAATTTGATAATTTCTTTATTGGTTATTTCAGTGATAGTAATCACTTTGTCCATATTGATTGTATAAACATCTTCATCTGGTATCTTCATCCAAGGCTCTACCTTTACACCAGATACTAAACCCCTTTTGATAATTTTCATTATCACTGGGTTACAAAGAACGACAACTCCATTGCCATTTTTATCAGTATCAAAAGAAGCAATGGAGAAAATTTCTTCTCCCGTTACTAACTTTACTACGCAATAGAATTCATCTGTCATTTTCCCTTTAGTGTGATGTTTACAAATTCATAGTTAAATTCCTCTTCATTGTAAATCTTGATTCTTTCAATGAGATGGTTGAGTGTGTAATTTTTTCTTGACTTATAGCTACAATCATCCGCAATATCATAGAGAGTAGCAGTAAATTTATTACTACCTTTACGAAGAACTCTACCGATGGATTGTAGGTTTCTAACTCTTGATTTGCTTGGTGAAGCAAAAATAACGTTGTGTAGGTTCTTGATGTTAATTCCAGTTGAGAAAGTTCCGTAGGAAGCAATGATGATAGCGTTTGATTCTGCTTCTGTGATTGAACGTGCTCTTTCTCTTTCCTCTACATCAACACCACCGTGGATGAAGAAAACTTTTCTATCTTCTTTTACATTGCTATTTATCATATCGTATAATATCTGCCCATGAGTTTCTACCCTTGAGAACAACACCAGAGTATTTCCCTTTAGATCACAGGCTAGATTTTTGATGAAGTTATTTCTCTGTTCATGAGAAATTAAATATTGAACTTCATCTTCATAGGTATCAAACTTCTGAGGAGTATGCTTCAGGATCAGGATCTTGGCATTGAAATTGGCAAGATATCCCTTCTTAATCAGTTCCTCTGTTCTGATGATCTTGTATGCTGGTCCAAATAGTCCCTCTAAGACCCACTTATGCGTCTGTGTGCCGTCTAAAGTACCAGTGAACCCATATCTATACTTCGCATCACACAACTTGGTCATGATGCTGATTAGAGACTTAGATTTGAATAGGTGTGCTTCATCACCCATCACCACATCAAATCTCTCAAAGAAGCTCTTGGGTAACTTATAGATAGATTGCCAGGTAGTAATGACTACAGGAGCATCAGTATCCTTGTCTTTGCCACCATAGATCTTGTGACAGTTAGCAGATGCATCCCACCCGTAATCCTCAAAGTCCTTATACATTTGCTCTACCAGACTTGTCGTGGGAACAACTAGCAGGGTATTTCTGTTGTGAGCTGTATGATATCTCACGAGAGAGTAAATCATCAGAGATTTACCTGAGGCAGTGGGAGATATCAATAATCTTCTATTGTGTTTTAGAGCATCGTATACTCCCTCTATTTGATACGATCTAGGTTCATGACTACAGATGGACTTCATGTAATCACGAACACCTTCAAGGGAGACCATCCCATTCTCTTCAAAAGGTAGACCGTAGTATTTGTTATCCTCAAACTCATATTCATATCCCATCTCTTCACAGAACTTGACTACCTTGTGAAGGAGACCGACATATATTTCTCCACTAGACTGGTTGAACAATCTAATCTTTCCATCCCAATACTTGCTCCTGTATTGTGGCATAAACTTAGCCCCAGGAACATCAAAAGTAAAAGTATCAGACAGTTCCATATAGACATGTGGTTCTGCCTTAATCCGTAGATATACTTCGTTCTTTTTGGAAATGGAAACGGTGTTCATCAGAAACCTCGTTGGAAGTTCTGCCACTCAATTGCGTTCTTGATTTGATAAGTTCTGTTGTTAATTTGTTTCAGAATACTCTCAAGATAATTGAGCATGGCATCATGATAGTCAATCTTCAGACGAATCTTGGATAGATGTTCGTCTGCATCTAAATGGTAGTTAAGAGAATCTTTCTCTCTTACTTTGTATGGAAAGGGATCGTCTTCATAGACTTCTGGATCTGCCTTTCCGTTATAATAATTTCTGCGTTCAAGGTATTTGGTTTTAAAAGTTTGTTCTTCCTTCTTTTTCATCAGAAGAACTGTATTATATAGTTCGTGATATTTGGCGTGTAATCTGGGAATCTTGATTGATTCCTCATGCAAATTGTCAGGATCAAGGATGGAGTCTTCAGACCACATCTTATTAATAATGTCTAGATTCATGAAGTAGTAGTGACTCTTTCAATATTATAGATGGTATATTTAAACGTTACAGTTGCGGTTATATTTTGGTAGTCAGTATTTGTTGCATCAAATTGAAGACCAGACAATGTATATGGAAACAATCCATTGAACTTTACTCTCGCAATGCTATTAAACTGGTTGTTTAATACTACAAGAGTTCCGTCACTGTATTGACGATCCATATCCTGAACCCCATTTTCATCAGTCACAAGATCTTTGAAGTCTTGGATGCTATTAGGAAATCCTAAACCTCTCATCCAGTTATGAACTGCGAGGTAGTTTTCTAATTGTTCATCAACAATAAACTGTAAAGTGAGATCTTCAAAAACTAATCTATCACCAGCAAGTGGTAACTCTTTTAAGTAGTTTGGTGCATTGACTGTCCCAAGTGTCAAACCAGGAAGATTTGCGGTGTTAGAAAAGAAATCTACCTTAGGGAATCTGGCAAGCGTAAAATTAAATCCTACGTTGGATAGGTAATTTCTATTCTGAATCTGCTTATCAAAAGGATCTCTTCTAGGAGCAGCCATGATTTGTCATAGTTTACGAGACTATTTATTGACGATGAAAACCCTCTGGTTCTGTCTCATGTATCCAGGTCTTTAATCTAGAGACATAAACTCTAAGTAAATCTGCTTGGTTAAGGTGAAAACTATCTTGAGTTTCGAAGTAAAGTTTGTTGTGAAGATCTACACCGTCTAAGCACTTCTTTATGACAGGGTTCCAGGGTTCCCTAAAAGAAGTATTCCATTCTCTTGGCATATATCCTCACTTTTTCTTACCACCGTTTTTTGCTTTCTTGGCGGCAGCATTACCAGCATTTTGCTTGGCATTCGCAGACTTGCCCTTCTTATTCGCAGGTTTGCCCACTTGAGTGTTTGCAATGTAACATCGTATTTATACAAAAAAAGGGACCTTTCGGTCCCCAGAACTTCCTTCACACGGATTACTATTATATCACATTAGAATACCTCTACAAACACGTTTACATGATGACTGGTTTTGGATGTCGCACTCAATGAGACACTCATAATAGTCATTGATTTTCTGCTGTTCCAAAGTAAGGTCATCTACTGCGTTTTCTACATGCCTCCATTCATCTAACTGGGCTCGAGATAATAGATTATGCATCTCACTCTCCATTGGGTGGGCAATAATAACAAAGGAAGGTCATCTACTGCATTGGATTAATCCAAATTCTGTACTATGTAGCAATGTTTGTGTTAATTCACTAACATTTGTTGCTTTTTTACATAACCTTTACATAAAGACAAAAAAAGAGACCCTTTCGGGTCTCAATGTTAAGTATGTGAAATATGGATCACATGAGGTTGGCAACCTTGACTCTCTGGTAGTAACGGTTAACACCAGGATATACACGACCCAGACCTTGGTTATCGACATTACCTTCTGCGAAGGGGTTGGAGATAAGACCATAACGGGTCTTAAAGCCAATCTTGGGCTGGAAGGTGTTCTCACCAACGGCACGAACCATCTGCAGGGGAACGTAGGGGCAATAGAAGAGACCAGCATCATAAGGGCTGGAACCTTTATAACCAACAACGTAGTACTGGTTAGCAGCACTGTTAGCAGCAAATGGGTCAATATAGACTCTGTACTTACCGTTGATAGTACCAGCAAAGGTGTTGCCAGTGTCATCAACGTTCAGGTTTGCATTCAGAGCAGGGGTGTAATCAAGAACACCAGCCATGGTCAGAGCAGAAGCAACATCAGCAGAAGTCAGGATGATGTTACCCTTCCCTCTACGAGTTCTTTGTGCAATGCGGTTGGCATCTCTCTCGATCTGGAACAGAAGTCCTTTGAACTTCTCAACCGACCATCTACCGTTGGAATCAACGTCGAGGTCGAATGTACCTGCGGTGGCAACGTTTGCCTGAGCACCGTTCTCAGCAACCTTATAGATGGTTCTGATGACTTCACGGTTGATCTCAGCAAGAATTTCAGTGCTGAGGATGTTTGCCAGTTCGGCTTCGGCATTCAGACCGTGGATAGCACGAAGGTCTTGTGCCAGTTCCAGGGAGTATTCTGCCTTCAGAGCACGGGACTTAGCAGTAACGGTAACTTTCTCGATCGAGAAAGCCATCTGGTTGAAGTCTTCGTTGGTGCCGTCGCCCAGAGCTTCAGCATCACCAGTCTCCATGCCTTGACCGACATTGTACTGAGTACCAATGCCAGTTGTGCTGCCTGTACCAGACAGAACCGAAGGATTGGTTCCACGTTGATCACCAGTTGTACCGAAACCGACCAGAGGACCGTCAAGAACTTGACCAGAGTAGTTACCACCAGTTCTGCCAGAAGCAAAGTCTCTGGTGGAGGAGAATGCGGTATCGGGCTCGTCGAACAGAGCTTCGGTGCCACTCTGAGTGGAGTAGCGGGAACGCATTGCGAAGATCAGTCCAGTAGGACCGTTCATTGGTTGAACACCAGCCAGGTCATAAGCAACCAGGTTGGGCATAGAACGTCTGATCAGGGAGATCAGAACGGGATCGAAACCAGCAACAGGACCAGCGGCAGCAGCACCACCACCGAATCCACCAGAGGCACCAGCAGCATTAGCAACGTTGGTGGGAGCCTCAGTCAGCATACCACCTTGCTCGAAGGCAGCTTGCTCACGCAGGAATCTTTCTTGGTTTTCGAGCAGAACGGCAGTAACAGCCTTTCTGTGGGAATCTTTAATAGGATCGCAGGACTCTGCATTCAGCAGAGGACCCCACTTCTCCATAAGTTTTTCGGAATTAAACATTGCTCTCCTTTTAGAGTTAAGTTTGTGGTTTACAATTTATAATCAGTTGTTCATCGACAGGGCTCTCATGTAAGCAGCCATGGCATCAGAGGAAACCTCTGGCTCAGGATCACTTACACCCTCCGACAAAGTTTCAGAAGATTTTACGTCTGTGCTCTTAGTAGAGGGGAAATACGACTCTCTAAGAGTTTCTAACTTACCACGGTATTCTTCTTCACCCGCAAACTCAACACCTTCAGCCAGAGAAGCAAGTTTTTCCTTCTGTGTATCAGCCAGACCTTCAGTTACCTTACCGAAAATTCCTTCGGCAGTAGCTTCAGCCAGTCTGTTAGTGAGGGAAATATTCTTCTCAACTTGCAGGTTGAGTTTTCCTTCCATTTCATCAAGTTTATCTACCATGCTCTCAAGAACATCATACTTATCGTCAGGGATAGTAACATAATGATCTTCAAAGAGACCCTTCATTCCTTGCAGGAACGATTCGGTCATTTCGGTCTTCAGACCATGCTCAACTTCGATAGCATTCTCGGTCAGCCACTCATCAGCGACGTACTCAAGATAAGCATCAAGTCTTTCGACAAGCTCTGCCTTAACCGATTCGAGATTCTCGGAGAGAGTTCTCTCGTACTCAGCAGCAAGAGCTTCTTGGATTTCACCGACTTTAGCAGTCAAAGCAGCTTCG